ACCGAAGAGGCGTTACCGATCGTAGCGTTCTTTAAGAACACGTACAAAGACATCGCGGGCAATGAATTGGCTTTAAATGTCATTAGGGGATCATATATCAGCATAAGTTTTGAGGACATGCCGGATCAATACGATACAGAAGAGTTTGAAGTGGTTGATGTGATTATACGGCATATGCACGATGCGGTTGCGGTAAGAGCGTATAAATTGGCGCCACGTAGGGTTAAAGCATAAGGAGGCGGTATGGTATTTGCGAAAAGAGTTAAAAACACATCGAATGAAAGTGTTGATGTGGCTTTGGCAAGCGGTATTGTTTATAAAATCGCACCGAATGAGGAATTAAAGAATATGGAATTATCCGAAGCGGCAGCACACGATATTCGGTTGACAATAACAAGGGATCTTGGAGAAGTGAGGGGAAATTATTAAATGGCCGATACATTCCTGCAAATTATCGATCGGGCGTTACTTGCGACAATATATGCCAAGTTCAACACGACACTAGGCATTACCAGCTATTCGCAAGACACCGCGCTTATGCCTAAAGATGTTGCTGTACGCCACATTGCCGAGAAAAGAGGAAAGAACGAATCTGAGTTTATCTCTTTATGGCGTACCGGGACAGGGCCGGCGTATAACCGCCAACGCACCGCCGTTGCGCGTCGAGGGCTAAGTGCTGCATATACATCAGCAGGTAAAACGGATATTACCACGATAAAAGCAGTGCCGGCGGATCTTGAATATCGCATATGGTTCTGGTCGAAGGAAAAAGACAAACTAAACCAGATCACACAGGATTATTTCTTTTGGCGTCAGACAGCGCCAAATTTATCTCTTAACTATAACGGTACATATCCGGTGGAATTATATATGACCTACGGCCGTGTAGAAGATGAATCACCGATAGAGACGATGTACGACAAGGGCCTGTACTTTGTGGTAAGTATGCCGATTAATCTTGAGGGTTGGTTGTTCTCAGTACCAACAACAGTCAAGACTATCAAGAAAATTGTGGTTACAGTTTATGATGAAGAAGGCGAGGAAGCTATTGAGATTTTTAAACATACGGAGACTTTTACAGTATGAGCAATTTATCTGAAAATATTGATGCATTAAAAGCGGAAATGACACAGACACCGCTTGATGAATACACTAAGCCGGGATCTCTAAGTGAACAGGCCTTGTGTGAATTTTCTACAAAAGAATTGTTTGATTCACCAAGTATCCGTCCGTGGGAAACGGAAACATTAGAGGCGTGGTTGTTCCGTATTAGCCAATGGGGAAAAGTTTCTTTTGGATATATAGCCCCAAAGAACAGAAGCACAACAAGTATTACCCGGCATGAATTTATAAAAAGTTTTACTGAGCCGGAATTAATAAAGATTTTTGGTAAATGGGATAACGAGATATTGGATGTTAATAAGCTTAAATGGTTTCGTTCGTATACAGGGTTGGACGGTAAAAAAGAAACAGAGGCTTTCGTAATCACGGTTGATTTAAAACCGGAATTAAAGAAAGCTATTAAGTAACCAAGGAGGATAGCATGGGTTTTTATCTAAGTCCGGGAGTTTATAGCAAGGAAAAAGATCTTAGCAACGTCGTTACCGGCATAGGCACAAGTTCCTCCGGTATCGTAGGGTACAGTGCAAAAGGTAAGGCCGGGGCTATTCAATTGATAACCACGGCCTCACAGTTTTTAGCTGAATATGGCAATCCTGTACCGGGAGAATATTTCCATTATTCAGCGTTGGCCTATTTGGAAAACGGAAATCAATTGTATTGTTTGCGTATTCACAATGGCGCGTTATACGGCGGTGCGTCTATCGCCAAGACCGGCGGTACAAACTATTCGTTTGTGGCCGGTAGAAGTACCGCAGTGTATGCCGACGATAGCAACTACCCCGATGCGTTGTTTTATGTTACTGGAAAAGATCAGGGTGTGTGGAACGATAAAATTGGTATTCGCATTACCAATTTGAATGTTACGGATTATACGTTTGATATTGAAGTTTATTATCAAGATAGTGATGGTGCCTATCAGCAAGTGGAAACTTGGACGGTAAGCCGTAAAGAGCAGACAGACGGTTATGGTAAACAGCAATATCTTGAAACCAAGATTAATGATTATTCCGCATACATTCGTGTTGCGGATAATACCGATGAGGCCGACACCGAAATGCCGGTTGGGCAAGCAACGACGTTAGCATTGGCTTCCGGTTCTGACGGTAGTGCCATTTCTGATAGTCAGTATGTTACCGGTTGGGGATTGTTTACTAACCCCGATGATGTCGATGTTCGATTACTTATTGGAGCCGGTTTAACGAGTGTGCCCGGTCAGTCTGCGATGAAAACTGTGGTAGAGGCAAGAAAAGATTGTATTGCGATCTTTGATATGCCTTATACTCAACTCACTTCTTCACTGGCGATGGTCACATGGAGACAAGACATTCAGAATTTTAATACGTCCTACTGTGCATTGTATACCGCGTGGGTGAAGATATACGATCAATGGAATGACAAGATCGTGGAAGTTCCGCCGTCGGGTTATGTGGCGTCGATGATGGCCTATAACGATTATGTTGCCGAGCCGTGGTATGCACCTGCCGGCTTTAATCGCGGAACATTAAATGTGTTGTCGTTGACAAATACATTCACCCAAGGCGACAGGGATGTATTGTATCCGGCGCAAATTAACGCATTGCAGACGTTTAAGGGAAAAGGTATTGCGATTTGGGGTCAGAAAACTTTGGCTACAAAAGCAAGCGCCCTTGACCGTATTAATGTCCGCCGTTTGTTGATTGTGTTGGAGAAGACAATGGCGGTAAGTTTACTCGATTACGCGTTTGAGCCGAATAACGATATTACGCGTTATCGTATTACGGCGATGTTGACATCGTACTTGGATAGGTTAAGCGCACGTGGGGCGTTCCAAACCGAAACTGGGGATAGAGGTTATCGTGTTGTATGCGATACGACTAACAACACGCCGGCAGTAATTGATGCTAATGAGTTGCATGTGGATATATTTGTTAAGCCGATAAAGGCCGCAGAATTTATTCAAGTGCAAACGATTGTGACTAACACGGGGGCAAGTTTTTCGGAGCTTATCGCTAAAGGGGTTCTTTTTTAAAGGTGTTTTATGTTGTGTGAATGTGCAGTATGTAGTAAAAAATTTGAAGTTGGTTTATGGCGAAGTATGAAACGAGCTTCACGTTTTTGCTCATTTGCACATTACACACAATATAAAAGAGAGAACGGTTCCCCTTTAAAGGGAAGAACACTTACAGAAGAGCATCGGAATAAAGTGCGCATTGCTACTTTAGTTGCTATGAGAAAACCGGAAATGAGAGAAAAGATGAGTTGCATTTTAAAAGAAATAAATAACCGACCGGATATTTTAGAAAAAAACAGGTTACGTGGTTTAGGCAAAAAACAAAGCGACGCTACTAAACAAAAACGAAGTGCTTCTCTTAAAGGCCACCAAACGAGCATAGAAACACGCAGAAAAATAGGCAATAAAAATAAAATTTATATGAAGAAAAAAGCTCAAGACCCAGAGTGGCTGAAACAAAGGAGTAACCAATTAAAAAAATTATGGGCAGATCCGGTTTACTACGAGAAGCAAAGAAAGGCTATTTTATCTAAATTATGTGCACGGCCCAATTATTTTGAAAGTAGAATTGGCGCTGAGCTTAATGCTTTGTTTCCTAGTAAGTTTAAATATGTTGGTGACGGTTCCGTACTAATAGGAGGAAAATCGCCGGATTTTATAAGTGAGGATTTAAAAACTATTGTTTTGTGTAATGGTTTATATTTTCATTTATATAAATTTGGTTTAAGTAACACATTGGAGGATAAAAGAAAAATAGAAATAAAGGAAGCATCCCCTTTTAATAATAATGGGTATGATGTTTGGTTTGTTTGGGAAGATTCTAATGTTAAAGAACGAAAAGAGTACAAAGTAACTAAGGAGGTAATATGGCAATAGATGTAAATACGTTAAAGAATAATTTGACAAATCCGCAGAGAACTTATCTGTGGGACATCCTGATCCCTTCGCCTATCGGCGGAGGGGACAGCGATACGTTAAGTGTGCGCGCTCAGTCCGTGCAAAAACCGTCACGAGAGGTTGGTGCGATTCATGTGCCGTGGCGACAATCGGCGGGATTAAATTTCCCCGGTAAGTTAGCCTATACGCATCAATGGGAATGCACCTTTATTGAGGGCGAAGATCATAAGATACACGATGCTATTTATGGTTGGATGCAGACTATAGTTGATGATTACGACAACATCGGCGCAGGAGACGATCAGATCAAAAGTGATATTTATCTAAATCTGCTCGGTGTAAACGGAGCAGTGACATTGAAAATACGCTTGATTGGTTGTTACGTGCAACGTCTGGGTGAAATTTTGTTCAGTAATGATGCCGAGGCGATCGCGTCGTACTCTGTGTTATTTTCGTTCGATAGTTGGGAGATTGTTGCTTAATTATGATGGGTTCATCAGTCAATACATTGGCGAATCAAAGATTTCAACGGGAATACCTCTATGATCTGCTACTACCGGATCTTGGAGGTATTTCCGGTTTCGATCTTTGTGGCCTGTGTATGGATCTTAGTTTCGGCGAGTACGGCATGTCCGATGTGCCTAAAACAGCATACGGAAATAAACGCAGAGGATATGCGGGATTTTTTCAAATACCGGCATTGCGTGCGGTGTTCTTAATGCCCGTGCCGGATATTGTTTCAATGTACATGAATCAGTGGAAAAATTTAATTGTGGATGATAAGGGCAATTATTCCCCGAAAGAAACTTATGCGCAGAATGCGGTTGTGAGGTTTTATGATCGTGATGGAACAGAGACGAATACATTTAAACTTATCGGCGTATTTCCTACGACGTTTCCTGATTATGGAATGTCCAACAGAAAAGAAGGGATAGTTAATTTATCTTATGAGTTTAATGTGGATGATGTTACGTTAGAAGGTTCAACAGCTTCCGGGAAGGAAGCATTGCAAAACAGCTTACTTAATGCCGCGTCTATCGCATCAATAAGATCTGTAAGCAAACAGGAACGGAAATGGTTAAGATAAAAGGAGGGCTATGAGCGAAAGATTTTCATTAAAAGATGTGTTACCATCGGGACTAAAGCTATACCCGGAAGTAAAGCCGGAAGAGGTGACGATTGGCGTATTAAGCGGCAAAGATGAAAAGCTTATTTCGGAAATGACGATTGAAAATTCAGCAAAAAAGTTTGTTGCTGTATTAAAGAATGTTCTAACCGGCATAGATCCGTTACAGCTTACGCTCGGTGATGAGAGGTATATTCTTTTATGGTTGGCCATAAATTCCTATTCCAAAATACATACTATGGCCACGACATGCGAGGGTTGTGGTCGTAGATTAACAGTGGATGTGGACATGTCTGAATTTGAAAATATGCCATTAGTGCCGGAATTTATTGAGCCTTATAAAGTTACGCTTAGTGACGGCACTGTTCAACAGGTACGGTTACTTCGTGTGGCCGATGAGGTAAAGATTATCGATTACGAAAAACAAAACGGCACGTCCTGGCTATATCGGTTCGCATTATCTTTAGTAGATGATAAAACAAATATTGTCGATAAGATGAATATGTTGGAAAAACTAAAGGCGTCAGATTTAGCTTTAATCCGGGTAGTGCAGGATAAGTTTGAACATGGGCCGGTAATGCAAAGTAATTACGAATGTGCGGCGTGTGGATTTTCGGGGGTAGTCCCGGTGCCCTTTCGACTTGAGATGCTTTTTCCATATGGCGATGCCCTTAAAAAAACTTTTGGAGCGAGAGTGTGAGTTGCATTATTACATGCATTTATCACAATACGATATTGATAAAATGGATGTGTCGGAATTGATGTTTAAATCATCTTGGTTAGTGGAACGTAAAAAGGCCGAAGCGGAAATAGAAAAATTAGTGAGAGGGAACTAATGTCACCTTACAAGTGGGAAAAAGAGTACGAAAAAACAGGAGTAATGGCTTTTAAAGAAAACCATATCGCTGTTTTACGTGGTGCACAAAATAAGTATGCCAATGATTATGTTGTATTCTTTAAATCCTTGGCGGAAATATTAGGGCCGGATGCTGGTGTGGGTAGTATGGCCTTTAAAACATTTGAAGCATCCCAAGCTATTACTCGTGTGCTGGGTATTATGCTGGGCGCTCAGGGACGGCCAGCGACGGAAGTGGAATTACGATCTTTGGAAGAAAACATGAAGTTCATCGATTCTGTTATTGGATTATTGGATAAACATACCGATGATCCGGCTCTGGCAGATGGCATTAGAAAAGCCGAAATGAAGACTAAAATGTCTTTTTCTCGTTTGAAAATTGACCATAAAACGATACGTAACGGTTTGGATAAGATGAAATTAACAGAGAGTGGGGATATTAGTGAGTTTTTAAAAAAGAACACACCGGACTTATATCGGGTATCGAAGGGAATGGGTATTGCCGCAATTCAAGCGGCGTTAGGCCCGTTTGCCGGAGTGGCCGGTATTGTTGGCGGAGGCATATCCGGTATTGTTCGCGGTATGCGTGATAAAGCCGTGGCCGGCAAACAAGCGAAGCTGGCCGGTGCGTTAACGAGCCGGTTTGAAGATACGAGCAGCATAATGAAACGTTACGATACCTTGGTAAGAAAGGGCACTCCAATGTCGGAATTGGCCCGGCCAAGCAGTCTGAATCGTGGTTTTCGGGATATGTCGCTTAAAAAGACCGCAGGGACGGCCACAAATGAAACAAAAATGCCCTTTGCTGACGCTTTGGGCGGTATTTTGGGGAAAACATCGCAAGATAAGGTTTCCCCTGCACAGCAGACTAATTTATACGAGTTTTTCGATAAAGGGGCGTTTAAGGCAAGATGGACACGTGAACTATATGACATGATTAAAAAAGGCAGTGGTGCCGGCAG